AACAAATCCTGAAAACACTCAAAACAAATTTGCTGGTTCAGTTTATCTTTATCAGGTTAAGGCAGATACATCAACAAATTCTAAAAATCTTACAGTTGGTAGTGTGGTTAATGAAAATTTAAAATCTTTGGTTGCATCTGAGCAATTTTCATTGTTAAGCTCGACTGAAGTTATTGCGTTCATTAATGAATTTATTAGAACGTGTAACATTACAGATAAAACAAAAAATGGTACAATATTGTTCACTGACAATAACAATAAGTTTCCAATTTTCTATAGACCAAATAACTTAACGTATTCTTATTTAGAATCATCCTCAGAAACAACAGTTGATGTAAACACAACTATAGCAACAAAAAATATTTCACAAATTTTTAATAATATTAAATTAACCCCCGCACTTAAACAGGGTGGTTATGGATTAATATATGCTCAAGACAAAGTTGGTAAACCACTAACAACTTCAACACAGATAGTTCCTCAGTCAGAATATTCAAATTCACCAATAACATATGCAACTTTAGGTGGTGACAAATTATTTTTATTATCACATCTTTCGGCAATTCCAGGTAAAGGAAGAATTAATTTTGAAGATAGTTTATATGGAATAACTCCAGAACAATTTGTTGATGAAATTACACCAAAAACTTCAAGTACTGTAAGGGGTGAAGAACTTTTAGAATTGGTTAATTTGATTGCCAGATTTTTAATCACTCACACACATGCGTTTCCAGGTTTACCACCAGTTCCTGTAACTCAAGACGGTTCAAACATTCAAGATTTATTAACTCAACTACAAAATGCGTCTACAAAAATCTTGAATGAAAATATTCGACTTAATTGATATTTATTAAGAAAGATAAATGTCAATTTTAAGGTCATACATAGATAAAAATAATACCATTATTTCAAACTCATATGTCAATACAGGTAGAAATCCTGTTATTGAGTTAAATTTTGGTGCGTCTGACTACATAATTCCAAACTATGGTTACAGTCGTTTTCTTTTCGATTTAGACTTAGGTTTACTGAGAGAAAACATTGCATCAGGGGTAATATCAACTGGATGCACATCGGGGATGACACACGTCCTACAAATGACAAATACGTCATCATTTGATAATGAGTTATTGAATACCTTTATGTCAAATGAAAGGAGACGTGCAACTTCATTTGATTTAATTCTTTTCAGAATACCTTTATATTCAGGTGACACTGGAAGTCCACAATATTGGGATGAAGGTGTTGGATATGATTACAACGATTTTAATTTAACAAAAAATAGTGCTCAAGGTGGTTCTACTCCATTAACTTATGTTGATAGTAGGGCATTCTCTACAAGACCATCAAATTGGTATCAAACTCAAACTATTAGTAATTGGTCACAACCTGGTGTTTATAATAATAAAAACGAAGGAGTTGTTAATTATTCTGATTTGACAATTATTGCAAGACAACATTTTGAACTTGGTAATGAAAATTTACTTATGGATATGACCGACGAAATCAACGGCATATTAGATGGTAGTATTACTGGGGTTACTGGTTGGGGTGTTGCATACTTACCACAAATTGAAAATATCACAGGTTTAACAGACAGTTATAGTGTGGCGTTTTTTTCAAGACACACTCAAACATTTTATCAACCATTTTTACAAACAACATATGATGATTTAATTGAAGATGATAGGAATTTGTTTTTAAAAAACCAAGTCAACAAATTGTATTTGTATATTTACCAAAATGGTGATTTTGCTAATTTGGATTCAAATCCAATAGTTAGAATTGAAGACCGTCTTGGAAATGCTGTAGATGGTATGGCAACATTGTCAGCATGTTCAAAAACAAAAGGTGTTTATGAGGTTATTGTGCCAAATGCGTTTACAGGGGCAACACCATGTCAATATTATGATGTGTGGTCAGGTTTAACAATCAATAATCAACCATTACCTAATGTCACAAATCAATTTGTATTACAACAATACACAGCAGGAATTCAGATAGGGTCAACATCAAAAGAACCATCAAAATTTGGTTTTGAGTTTTATGGTATACTACAAAATGAACAAATCCTTAATACTGACATCAGAAAAGTTGGTGTAACAATTAAAAAAGCATACACAGGACAAGTTTTATTAGAAAACGTTTCTGCGTATTATAGAGTTTTTGTAAAGGAAGGTACAACAGAAGTATTAGTACAAGATTGGACCGAAATAAACAGAACGCCAAACGAATACTACTTTATGTTTGATATGAGAGATAAAATTCCAAATCAATATTATGTAGACATTCGAGTTGACACTTCAGGTGAAAAAGATACTTATAAAAAACAATTAACATTTAATATTGTTAATTATAAAGCAAATAATACATCGTTTAGACAATAACATGAAAACAGTAAAATTAAGTGAATCTGATTTAAACAGATTGGTTAAAAAAGTTCTTTCAGAACAAGAACCTCAAAACTATATGTTCTTTTCAAATTTAAAACAAATGAAAAGACAATTAGAAATGATGATGGAAATGGACCCATCTATGATTGACAAAATCATTCAAAATGGTCATGATTGGGCGGATGACCATATTTCCGAAGCCAAAACTAATATTGACCAAGTTTTTGATTTTTTCAAAAATGAAATGGATAAAGAATCACAATATGTTGATTTTGAAGATATTAATGAAGGTAGGAAAAAAACAGGCACTCCGTTATGTTCGAGAGGTAAAGCTGCCGCCAAATCAAAATTCAAAGTTTATCCATCGGCATATGCAAATGGATATGCAGTACAAGTATGTAAAGGTAAAATCAAAGGATTGGACGGTAAAAAACACTGTTCAGGTTCATATTGTTAATTTTTTTTATTCATAGGTGTTTTTTTATTTAAAGTTTTTGTTTACTTTTGTAATCAAATAAAAAACACCTATGAACCTATTTCCTCATAAATTAAAACGGGCAATTCAAAAATGGTATATTTCTTTAGCCAGATTTTCCACACCACCCCCACAAAAATCAGAATACGAAAGAGATTGTATTTCTATTTGTAAAAAATTAATTGGTAAAGAAGAAACTATTTTACTATTAACTCCGATTTCTAATAAACGTTATATTAGAAATGAAGAACATCAAATATTTGTCATTTTAGAATCACACAATGTTAAGGTAATTAACCACGTATATTCATATACCGTTTATTTGGAAAAAAATTCTTGGGAAAACCTTATAAACATGTTTGATAATGAGGTAGAAAAACGTAGAGAAATTTTTGAAAAAGAAATTACATCAAACATTAAACACTCACTTCAAAATATATTACATAGTATCTAATGAAAAACAATTCTTTTAAATACACATTTTATTTTGGTTTAATAATAATGTTAGTTATTTGTGGTTTAGTAACTTCAATCTCAATTAATGTCTATAATTCTTTTAATAACAAATTTAAAATAAAGAAACAAGATTCTGTAATTGTTGAAGTTCCAATAACACCTGAAAAAGAAATTATTCATGATACTGTTATTGTTGAAAAAATTGTAACAAAACCAATTGATTCTTCAAAACCAAAAAAAGTTGTGGATACGTCACACTTTAATGATAGTGTTATTAAATAGATTTTTTATACTCTTTAAGTATTTCTTTTACAATATCTCTCAATGACTCGTTCCTTGGTTCATAATGAGTCATTTTAGGTTTGTTACCTGTACCTAATTTTGAATGTGATTTTTCGGCATTTCTTTTTTGTTGACAGGCACTTCTTTTTTCAGAATCAGACATTTTAGATGCAACACCTGCGGCTCTACATTTAGGGTAACCTTTATCTGACGCCTCAGGTCTACCACAAGGTGGGTGTTTACCATCAACTTTACGACAAATATTAACCCAAGGACCTTTAGGTTGTTTACTACCCTTAGGTTTTTTCTTTGTGCCAAACCAAACGGCCAAATCTTCTTTAAGTGGTCCAACAGCTTGTTGAATTATTTTTTCAGGGTCTTCAATATCCGAAATACTACTACCCTCTTCATCATTTTGTCCGGTATAAAAACTTTTAAGATATGTATCAACTTTAGATAAAAGTTCGGTTTTATCTTCCATTTTTGCTCTAACTTCTGGTGTTTCTTTGAATTCACCGTCAGCTTCCTCGTAAGCTAATTCAGCATTAGTATAGTGATATACAGGATTATTAAACGGAGCCAATTGGTTTGGTTTCCAATCTTGAGGTGCAAGGACTATTGGAATTTTATAATGTCCCGAACCCGCTGAACCTGTAGCTTCACTAATTCTATTTTTTTTCATATACTTATACTATAAATATATCGAAAACACATTATGGAACAAGAAAAACAACCTATCTTATATCTTTTTGAAGATGTTGCAATTTATAAACCTGAAGACATTGATAATTTGATTGATAACTTAACTGAAGAACAAGCTAAATTTATGTTAACACGAGCAGTTCAAATGGCTTACAAAAATGGTTTATTCTCATTACCTGAATCTGAAATAGTTTCCAAATCTCTCAGACTTACTAAATAAAAAAAGGGACAATTTCTTGTCCCTTTTTAGTATCATTAAGATAATGATTATCTTAACTCTCTTAAGTCGAATGTTCTTACACCATCAACTGTGATTCTACCGTAGAAACGGTTGTTCACCATTTTCTTAGCGTATCTAGTCATGATACCTTTGATTGGTGTAAAGTTGAATGGATTGTACATTGTAGGAGTTAATTGTAATGGTACGTATGGTGCGTAAATGTAACCAGTATCTAATAAAGATGTACCTTTGTGTCCCATTAACACTTGGTTTGGTGGGAAGTAAGGGTCTCTATAAACTTGGTAACGACCAGCTAAAGTACCTACTCTCTCAATACCCATGTTGTATTGGTCTTGTTCTGGAGCCGCGTTTGATACGTGGAAGTATTCCAAGTCATCAAAGATAGCACTGATTTCAGAAGAAACAACAATCCAGTTAGCTCCACCTCTTAATGTAGATTTGTGGATTTGAGCTGAAATTTGGTTGATTGCTGTAATCAATGTTTGGTTCCAGTCTTTTTGAGTGTAAGGAACTGCACTTGAACCCAGACGTTTCCAACCGTTGTAATCCCATCTTAAGTTCCAAGCTGCACCTTTACGTAAATCACGTAAGATTTCTCTATCGATTTCAGCCGCAACTTGTTCAGATAATAAAGCTGTCAATTCAGCTTCAGCATCGATGTTGTGGAACGCTGCAACGTCTTGAGCCATTTCTGGAGACCATTGAGCTCTTAATTTTCTTTCTGTTACAGAAACTGTAACTGACATAAGGTCAAAAGATACCTCACCAATTTTATCTTCAAATTCTAAATTCTTGTAGATTTTGTATTTAGCACTAAATGCATTATCCCAAGCAGTTGAAGATGAGAATGTTGAACCTGTGTAACCGTCCATAGAACCACCACAAGTAATACATACTGGTACTTGTAAATCAACTTCTAAGTAGATTCTACCTTGAGCATCACATAAGTTGTCGTATTGACCACCACCTGTTTTACTTTGAGGGAAGAACGCGTCAGCGTTGTTATTACCGTATTGTACAATACCTTTACCGTATCTTTGAGTTACAACTCTAAATAAGTAAGGATTATTTACGTTAGCTGCTGTAGTTGTATTTCCAGCAACACCATAGATTGTTAAATCAGATAAGAAAGATTCGTTATCCATTGGTTGACCATCAGGACCGATTAATTTACCAGCTCCGTCAGATGCAAAACCTGTCATTTGAATTAACACTTTTCTGTAATCACTTAAACCATAACCTGATTGAACTAATTCGTCAGCAACCCATACAACTGTTTGAACGCTACCTGTGATAGCTGAGTATGTACCTTTAGAATAGTCATATAAACCTGGAGGGTCTAACGCTGGTTCGTTACCTTCGTAGAATCTATCGTAAAGGTCTTTAGTTGTGTTGTAGTCATAACCACTGTTTGGAGTTTGGTCCGCATTTGCATTCGGTGCTCCATAAGGTGCAAAGTGTGTACCAGTGTTTGCATCACTGTAAGTTGGGTCATAAGACTGAATGTTAGGTACAAAGTAGAATAATTTACCGATTGGTAAGTTCATAGCTTGTACTGATACGATGTCGTTCGCTAATAATTTAGAGAATACACGTCTAACAATTGGGAAAACCACTGTTTCAAAAGCACCTGTGTCAGATGTAGATGATGCCTCATTAATTAAATATGACGCTTGGTTTTCGTATAATTGTGCTACGTTTTCTCTCATGTGACCTTTAAGACCTTCTAAAAAGCCTAATTTGTCCCATTTGTTGATTGTGTCTTCTTTGATAACTTTAAGGTGTTTTAACCCGATGTTACCTACAAGACCTGATTCTAATAATGCTCCCATTTTAGTATTTGTTTTGTTTTTAAGTTTATTTTATTTTTATTTTTTACCCTAATTTACCCATTAAATCTTTCATTCTTAAGAACTGAGGATTTTCATAAGTTTTTGATTCAATTAAAGTAGTTGATGAACCTGTAGAAACGGTTTTATTGATTTTTGTTCCTACTGACTCGTTAATTGATTTTGTTTCAACCTTACCTAATTCGTCTTTGATTGATTTGTAAAGATTTTTTGATTCTTTTAAACTTTCAACATTGTCGAATCTTCTAAGGATGTTTATTTTTTCTTTTTTAGTAGTTGAATGTTCAGTGAACAATCTTGT